TGTTTTTTGGCTATATTAGCTAGCTTCTTAAGTGTGTCATCAGAGTATCCACCATCTAGACCACCAATGGCAGTAAGATAAAGAACACCATGTAACATCTTAAGTACACAATAGGCTGTTTTATCTGCCCCTCGACCCGCTGGGTCAATAGACATAACTGAGCCTTCAAACTCTGTAAATTCATCAGACATATATAGGTAAGAAGTCCAATAGTCACCCTTAAGTCCTACATTAGGTAACTCAGAGTCAACAGCTTTGATTTGGTCTATACCTGAAGCCCATTGTATTTTGGCTGGAGCTTCTGTCCATGTGCTGCAACCTGAGGCTATAATAAGGTCATTAAGCTTTAATGGGTATTTATTAGCGTCAGATAAACTAGTATCCAACATAAACTGTAAATTAAAGCCTGACCTACCATATGAGCTTAAACGCTCCATAAGGTCGACTTCATTGAACCTGAGGGGGTCAGTAGGGTCTCCCTCTTTTGCGTCCATATCAGCGATTGTAGGAGCTAATTTGTGCCCGTATCCAGTCCTTTGTGACTGATTAGGTATCAAGGCTGTCCATATACGGGTCTTAAAGCCTCTTTCCTCTAGGTCATTATACAAAGACATCTCTGTCTGTGGTGTTCCTAGAAAGACTATGCGTCCCACTTTAGGCTTTATAATAGCGTCAAATTCTTTTACGGTCTCACTTAAGCGGTCACGCATGAGTTGAGTCTGTGAGTTATTGGCAGATTCTACGTCATCAGCAATAATAAGGTCAGCCCTAGACCCCGTTAGTTGTCCCGTAATCCCCATAGACTTCACTGAGGGGGCGTGTGAAGCCTTAGCTGGGGCAACATCAAAGGATACCTTAGAATGTCTTTGACTATCCTTAGGTTGTAGATGTTGTAATAACGGCATTTCTGCAATAAGTCTTTGTGTAAAGGTACTGAAGTCATCAGCCCTAGTTTTACTAGCTGATACCACCAATATGTTACGCTGAGGGTTCAGCAATAACTGGTGACATACAAATGCAGAAGTAATCCAAGACTTTCCTACGCCCCTGAAAGCCTCGATAACTAAACGTTTCTCTTTAGATTGCAGATAGTCTGCTATATCGTATTGTATAGGTGTTGGTTTAGGTAGATTGAGGTGTTTCCAAGCTAGATACAAGAAGTTCTTAAAGTTCTCTATCTTATTCATCTGTATCAAACGGCAAGTCCTCTAAGATGTTGTGAGCCTTCTCTACGATATCAGGACTTGAGTAAGTCTTACAGATATCTAGGCATACCTTCATCTCACTTGCAGTGATTTCCTCACCTGACTTTAGTTTCCTATAAGCATGAGCTACAAGTAATACAGGTAACTCTTCTACTATCTTTTCTATTTGTTCATTTTGTTCTGTCATTTTATCTCCTTACAGCAGCTGAACCGAAATAAAAGCCTGACACAGCTGCTAAAAAGTGTGTATCAGCATTAGTAATGACTATACCTGTAAGCCCAGCAAACTGAGTTACCTCTTGTGTATAGCCAAATATCCACCATCCTTCTTTAACTTGCTCTAAATACATTAGATGTACAGCAATAGATGGGTCTATAAAGACGGCTAGCTTTGGTAAACATATAATAAAGAATACTGCTAATAATGCCATCCAACGACGGGTCACACTTTGGAAGTGTCCACCGTGATTACGTGCATCCTGTATAGCTGCTCTATCAACCTCAGCACGTTGTATTAAATACTTTTGTTGTTCTGCCTTGTCTTTCTGACTAGCTGACCACAGGCTTAATACACCTGTAAGTAAGCTACTCCCTAACATGGTAATAACTTCAAAAGGTATCATTACTTACTCCAAAAATATCCAGTAATAATTGCGGCTATACCACCTAACCACATAAGAAAACTTACAGCTCCCTTACCTTTAGCTACATCTTCTTGTAGTGACTCTACTTTGGTTTCCAGTCGGTCTAGCTTTTCAGCTAGTTGTTCTAATGTTACTTTCATTTAAGAAATATCCTCTCAATAAACCATGCGGGTGGGTCTAGTTCCCACCATTTGTGACCATGTCTGTAGTCTTTTGCAATAGTGTGGTGATAATTATGCCAACCTTCACCCCAGCTTATAAGAGAAGTTAGGGGACTGTTGACCGCCGTGCAGTCTTTGTTAGGTTTAACCACAATGTAACCAAACTGTTTCATGTGTGGTATAACACCAAACGCACCAGCTGCCTGATATACACATGCTGCTGGGAATGAGAACGCAAAGATACCTAATAATGGGTCTATTGCGTACAATATGCCTACATAACTAAGTAATAAAGTCCAATAATGCTTAGTTATAAACATATAATCTTTGTCTTTAAGAATATCCTTTACCATTTCTTTAGGAACAGTAATAGGGTCATACAATGTAAGCCATGCTCTTACATATCCTATATTCTCAGGGGATTCATTGTCTTTATCACTACCACTGTACATATGATGGTAGCGGTGCATAGCTGTCCATGATAATGGACTACCAAATGCTGGTATAATTGTAAGATACTTTAGAATCTTAGCTTTGATAGGAGTTGTTTCAAAACTTCTATGAGCCATAAACCTGTGTATGGCAATGTTTGTGCCAAAGATATTAACAAACGCCCAAGCGAATAAACCATATACAATATACTCAGGGAAATAATAACACCCCGCTATAGCTACTATATGATTTATTAATGCTAATAATTGTACTAATCTCGCATGTTTCATACCCACCTCAGTTTTGTAATTACCCATACCCATATGTCGTACTTACAGTGTTTTAACTGTGGGCTAATATGATGTTGTTTATGGAACGATTCTGAGAACGCCACTAGATACATGTATGGTACATCACATGGTTCATCTTTTCCATATGAGTGACACATAATACCAGTAACAAACATTACCCAAAACGTTGTCCAAGCTACCGCAGTAGCCCATATTAAAAACCAATCAATAGGTAATAATAAAAATAATAAACCGTTTAATATAAAGACAAGCTGCACTTCATGTAGAGTCAGCCATAGTTGCCATTTGTTTCTCATCCTATCAGCCGCTCTCTTTGGTTCAGTGCGTTGATGATGAGGTGCAAATATAATGTATAACCAATTAGAATACTTAGGACTATGAGGGTCTTTAGGTGTATCAGAGGTAGCGTGGTGTGTCCTATGCCATGCACTATAAGATATAGGTGTACCTAATAATGCTGTCATTGATACAACACTCATTATATTTTGTAGCCACACTGGTGGATTCCACAGGTTATGTGTAGCCCATCTGTGTAGAAATAAGCTCATTGCTACTTCAAGCAGCAAGTAAAATAAGATATAAGTATATAAAAGCTGCGTCCAAGATAACACATAGAACGCATAGAACGATAACATAAAATATGTAGTGTACAGAGCGGAGATGTAGATTCCCATTTAGTATGTCCATTTTAATTGTTTTATATTGTTTTCTAAATCTGTTGTTTCTAGTGTTCCTAAACATATTCCAGCAGTATTTAATGTAGTAAAGAAATTATCTATTGCAGCATCTTTTAAACACTCTACAGCCCATGAATTACCACCTAGTGATAATATCCAATCTTTATTAGCTTGATGAAACTCTGATGTAGTACACCATGCTTTACTATTATTAATCTTACCAACAAGTCCATTTATCCAAGTTAAAGTATTGTCATTAAATCTACATTGCAAGTACATACAAGGTACATCATTGCTTTCAACAACAATGTTTTTCATACCAACATAATCTACATCACATAGGAATTTAAGTATCAGTTCTCTTTGGTTTGAATCACCGAATCGTATTGTGCCACCAACCATATCATCTATGCTATCTGCATAAAGTCGGTCAAATGTTTCATCTATTGGAAATGTTTCTACTTCTGTAAATGTGTAACTCATTATACTATTTTAACGGCTCTAGTACTGCCATTCCCCCCAAAAATATTTGATGCACTCATAGTTCCCTGATTCCATTCATATCTTCCACCATTTACATTAGTAGCTGAGGCTCTAGTTAAGGTAGTAGAGCCAATAATTACATAAGTCCAACCTGTAAATGCTGCTGTAAATTGAAGAATGTAAACATCATTTGCTGGTATTGCAGTACTATTATTATCATCTCTCATGGCTACTGTGTTTACTTGTATTCCAGTTCCTGAAATAGTTCTTGTAGTAATACTTCCAAAGGCTGCTGACCCTACATTAGTAGCACCGCCACCACCTGTATAACCTCTGTAAACTAAAGGTGATTTATTTCCAGCAACACTTCCTGTTGTAACAGTAGATTGATGAATATAAGTAACAGCAGATGTACCATGAAAGTGTCCACCTATTCGTACAAGTCCAGTAGCTGGTGCATTACCTCTGCCTCGTAATTGAGACATAGCTATTTGACCTGAGCCTAAGCTAAACTCGTTTCTTATTTGACTAAGTTTTATTTGACCACTACTTGGTAAAGGCATTCTTTAACTCCTTAATTTCCTCTTTGAGTTCCTTAATACAGTTAATTAAAAGACCATGTATAGCGTCATACTCTACTGTTTTATAAGTTTTACCATCTACAAGTTTAAGTTCTTTTTCTCTTACAGCTT